AAGAAGAACGGCGTCAACGTACCCAACTCCGCCTTTAACCTGACCCTCGTAGGTAACAATGCGGCTCAGCTCGCCACCACTCCCTGGATTATCACTCTTGCGGCTGGCGACCAGATTGAGGCATGGTGGTGGTCTGCGGACGCTAATGCTATCCTGTTGGGAGAACCTGCCTCCGCCCCTTACCCTGCAATCCCCTCGGTCAACCTGGTGATTATGCCCGTGGGTGCTTGATCCCCTCAACTCTGGCCCCGCTTCGGCGGGGCTTTTTGCTGTCCGGGTGTGCCAGGGTAAAAGTTACCAATGGGTTCGAGGGAGGATTAAACGTGGAGTTGAGTAGCCTGACTCGTATCGAGCAGTTTATGGTGGATGCTCTGATTGCTTCCCCTCTGATCCCAATTGGCGTAAACGTATTGCGTCTCGCAGATGTTATAGATCGTGAAGGTGTGGTCTCCCAAACTAACAATATTGTTGTTCGCTATACCGGTGCCACCAACACAGTAAAAAATAGAATACCTCTTGTATTTGAGCGTATCTTGCGGTTTGAGTGTAACTACTCGTGTCAAAATTATTTGACTTCCTCAGGGCACGATTTTGCCACCCAGTTGATAACGGGTGCATTTATTACCCTTAACGGGTCGGTACCAGGGGGAGCTTACGTCCAAGTAATCGAACCTTTTGTTTGTGTGAGTGAGGACTTTACGGGTCTCACCGATCAGAGCCAATACACTTACACCCAAGTTTGGCAAATAATCATCGAAGAAGCATTGCCATTCATCGCATTAGACCCCTGCGTCCAGAGAGGAAATTGCCGTCAAATTTTCCCTGCACTCGGTGTAGAATCCAGAATGCCGTTGGGTGGCATCCTTGATAACGCCACCGGCAGCATCTACGTTCCCGCATACGACTGCGACGGGCAACCTCCTGAGGATTACGATGCTTGCCTCGGAGTTCGCTGGTCGAATGAGCTGACACAAAGTGGTGATTGGGTATTCATTTGCGATCCCGACTGCGTCTTCATGGAAGACCCTCTCGGCCAACCCATTTACATGCTTTCTAATAATAGCTACACTGAAGACGGTCGTTTGGTGGTTACTGTCTTTGACGCAAACACCAAAAAACCAATTCGCGAAGTTTTTTATTGCAACACTGGTAAGAAGCTGGCACGATACGCCATTGATCTCTGGACCGATACAATCGCCAAGAGCGGACCAATTTCAGCAAATGCGTCGCTTGACGCAAGTTGGTACCAAAGCATGAATGTTGGCGACTTCGCCATTGTTCTCGGCGGTTACCAGTTCCTGTATGTTGATCCCCTGAACCCGGATGCCCCCAAGCTCTATCTTGACGGGGGTGCCCTCATCGGGGTCCAACCTGAGACCTTTATTCAAACGCCAAAAGGTCGGTTCTACTTTGTGGGTCAATCCCCGCAGGGTAAAGGTTGGTTACTGGACGGGACATTTGAGTTAGCCTCGATCACCTCTTTGTGGAGGCTCGGGTGCTTACCTTGCTCGAATGGCTCCGATCAACCTCCGCAACTTTGCTAATGGTTACCGCTCAGCAACTCTGGCAGAGCTACCATGCGGCTGTCCGCGATGGTAACACAACTCTTGCCAATCGAATCTTGCAGCAGATTCACAAATACAAAAGAAATCCCACACCCTCCGGGGGATGTGGCAAATGTCGTCGGAGATTATCCTAATGGCTGATTCTAAAGAAAAAGATGCTGTAGTCAAGCAGAAAGAAATGCTTGCAGCTGAATCCCTCAAAGTCGCCAACGAAGCGATCGGTTTGTTGCAAGATCAAATGTCTGAGTGCTCAACTCGCGATCTTGTCCAAATTTTCTCTGCTGCCGTGAAAGCTCATCGAGAAATTACCGATGATATCGTAGTTTTGACTACAAAACAATCTCCTTCCGAAGAATCTCTTGCAAAAGAATACGACGGGAAAGTCGAAGAATTGCTCAAGCGTATTAGTAATTTTTAAACTAAATGCAACAACCAACCGTCACCAAAGCGAGTCAACTGGATGAACGCAGTTCCTGGAGGAAATACATCCGGGGACTGCAGGAACTAACAGTGATGGAGGCTCCAAAGTCTGTTGTCCAGGAATATAAATATAAAGCAGCCCGAGAGTGTTTTTTAGCGTTCGCAGACATCATGAAGAAAGGTGACCTTAAAGTTGTCGCCTTTCATGAAATCATTGCATCAGCGTTTGAAGATCTAGCCAATAAACGTTACAGACGTTTGATTGTTTCTTGCCCTCCACGATCCGGCAAGTCGATGTTATCGACAATGTTTATTGCATGGCTTCTAGGTAGAGACCAACAGACGCAACACATTATCGCTTCGTACGGTCAAACGTTGTCTGGAAAGTTCCACAAAGATACAATCGCTTGGCTAAAAAACCCCGAATTCAAGAAAATCTTTCCTGATTGGAAAGGATTTGCGCCAGATTCAAAATACGATATGCTAGGCGGAGGTTATATCCTCGCTACCTCCGTGGGAGGAGTGCTTACAGGTTTTACAGCCGGCACCACAAACATTGACAGTCCGGGAGTTGGGGCAACTCTTATCGACGACCCGTTGAAGTCTTCCGATTCGAAAGCCGCTATAGACGGAGTTGAGACATGGTGGGCAGAAGAATGTTCAACGCGTAGAACAAACCATTATTGCCAGGTGGTTATTGCCACAAGATTCCATGAAAGGGATTTACATGGTGTTTTATTGAGCGCAGATGGCCTTTATGACCCGGATGAAAACCCGTTCGGTTGGCGCTGGTTGAACATTTGCGGGTTAATTGAAACCGCCGAACAAGCGGAGGCAGATCCGCTAGAACGCAACATAGGGGAGTCCCATTGGCCGTCTAACCCAGCGTTTACAGTTGCTGTACTCGAGGCCCAAAAGAAAACGATGGGATCATTTGCGTTCTCAGCTCTATACCAAGGCATGCCTGTTGCTGCCGAAGGGCAGATCGTTAAAGATAGCTGGATTACCCGAATCGGAGAATCGGAATGCCCAGGCTTTGATTTCACATGGCTTGCAGTTGATTGCGCCTTTTCTGAAAAACAAATGGCAGATGAAACTGCTATTTGCGTCGCATCAATATCACACAGGTTCCCCGGCACTGTATATGTTCGTGACATGATTACGGGCAGACTTAATTTCCCAGACTTGATTGCAAAAGTTAAACATTTATACAGATTTTATGAGGCTCGTGTACTTTGCATAGAGCGGGCGGCTTCGGGACAGTCTTTGATTCAAATGCTCAAGAAAGAGGCGAAAATCCCCATTGAGGAAATGAAACCGCTTAAGTCTAAAACCACTCGACTGCAAGCAGTGGCGCCATTGATGGAATTCAATCGTGTCAAGTTCATAGAAGCAGATTGGATAGATGACTTCATAAGAGAATTGACCACCTTTCCTTACGTGAAGCATGATGACCGGACGGACGCATTTACCTGGGCATTGACTTATTTTTCCATGAAAATGGATAAAGTTGACCAAGGATTGCAAGATGCAATTATTCAGAATAAAAGATTTTTCGGGGATTTAACGAGACCAGGATTTAACGACAAAAACGTTTTCTCTAACCTTTCTAGCGGTCGTTTACGAATGTTCCCTGCCGACCATGCTATTAACGATCCGGACTATGACCCTGTAACTGGAGATGCTGACCCCAGGTCACACTTTGCTCGTGGTATTCGTTCTGGGTCTAGAAATCTTGGCTACGATTTAGACTTATAACCGGTGATTTGGTAACCACCGTAAAAAAGTTGCTGTTGTCCTTTCAACAGATTACCATGGCTATTAATCCGACCGAGTTTAACAGTGAGTACATGCTCCAAGAACACGGCACCAAGGTATTGGTCACTTCGCCAATAGCTGATAAGTATTTAGCAAAATCACGTTCCAAACAATACAATATCCCGGACGATCGTTACTCTCGCCCTTGCGGTGGTGCTGGTGGTTTTGATGATTTTTGTGAAAGAATGGGAGAGTAATGTTTCACACAGTTTACAATTCGTTTGAGGAAGTTTCGGGAGGGAGGGACTACATAGGGAAGCATTCCTCGGAAGACCCTTATGATTCTTACCTAGGGTCTTTCGTGGATGCTGACTTCAACCCTTCTTGCAAAATTATTATGGGTTACTCTAAAACTCCGGAGGGTGCGGTTTGGCTGGAAATTCAGTATCAGAAAGTATTCGGAGTCGTGGAAGATCCTCAATTTGCCAACAAAGTTTATCAAACATCCGAAAAATTTGATTCTACAGGTCTCAAATCGTCAGAGGAGGCTAAGCAACGATCTTCTCGAATTCAGAGAGAAGTTCAAAACAGGCCCGAAGTAAAGGAAAAGAAATCCAAAAACATTACTTTGGCAGTTAATGATCCTGTGGTAAAAGAAAAACACAAAGAGGCGATGCAACGCATAGGCAAAGATCCTCTAGTCCAAACCAAAAAAGTTGAGTCCAGACGCGCTTCAGGTAAAATCCCTAATCTAACTGAGTCTTGGAAGAACAATCAAAGGGAGTCTCAGAAAATCTCTCAAAATCGCCCTGAAACAAAGGAACTAAAATCTAAAAGAATAAAGGAAAGAATGCAAGACCCTGACGTTCAAGCCAAGATTAAATCTCGCCCAAACGACCATTGCAAGGGTCGAAAATGGTTTACAAACGGCAAGGAGAGCGGCATGTACTTCCCTGGGGAAGAACCATCTGGTTGGCGAATCGGGCGAGTGTATAACCGCAAAGATAAACAGCGCCTACATTGAGTGGCTGCTAGAGAAAGATTCCTGGTGGGCATTATAAACGCATCCGGGTAAAAGTACCTGTTGGTTGCAGTCCTCCAATGCAATCTCTTAATACTCAAGGAGGTGAGTGTGATGTAGAGTTTACTAGACACGAAGTGTATGTCTTTCAAATACCCACAGTTGTCAATTTATTACCCATGCTCACCGCAAAAGAGAAACGGAAAGCTCGTCGTGCTCAAGCAGCGCACATGCTAGAACATGCTTACACCCGTGGTATGGATGTTCTGCCGTTCTACCCCAAAACCGACCATCAGGAAGATTTATGGTCTTCCCTAAATAAGAATACTGTTACGATTGCTATTGGGCCTTCCGGCGTTGGCAAAACTTTAGTTGCCCTTTGGTGGGGTTTAACTGAGGTTGCTAAGGGCAATCTGGAGAAAATCTATTACGTACGGAGTGATGTCGGTTGCTCCTATCAAAGAGGTCGAGGCGCTCTTCCTGGAACAATGGAAGAAAAAATGGCTCCCCTCGTCGGTCCCGTACACGACAACCTAATCGTCATGACGAAGACTCCTGGAGCCGCTAACTATCTCATGGAAAAGAAGGTAGTAGATCCTTTGATGCTAGAGGATTTGCGTGGGAGATCCTTCAATGAGTGTTTAATCATCTTTGACGAAGCCCAAAACTCTCTTCCGGAAAACGTCAAGACGGTAATCAGCCGTGTTGGGGGAAATTCTAAGGTAATCGTTACGGGTGACACACGCCAAATTGACCTAGAGGTATTTAAGTCCGACAATGGTCTTTTGGACTGCTACCATCGCTTGGCAGGAATTCCCAGCGTGGGGAGAGTACGGTTTGATCGTTCCGACATCGTTAGGAATGGCGTTATCGCTGATATTCTGGAAGCATACGAGGCTTAATTCCCTGCCACCGGTCGCCCCGGTGGCTTCTTACCTTTAGTACCATGCGCAAAGACACACGATTTGCTCGTCCTGAGCGAGCCGAAATTGAATCTCGCCTTCCTGCTGGAACACTGGCCGATCAGCAAGCCGTTGGGATATGGAATATGGTACTTCAAAGTGATGATCCGAGCGAGGTCTCCCGGTGGTACCGCACATACCGTGACAGCCCCCATTGCGCAGTCCCCCGTGAGAAACTCCGGGCCATGCGAGACACTATGATCACAGCAATGCGAGAAGAGAATCGCAAAGATTCCAAACCCCGTAAAGAGAAAAAGAAAGGGATACACTATAGTGCACTCCCGGACGGATGGATGCCTCGGAGGACAGGAGCGTGAAGCCCAAAGAAGAAATTAAAAGGCATCGGCTGCCATGCGGTCCTCTGACTGTGAAGATTGATGGCGTTTGCCGTCGCCGTCTTCGTGACAGTATGGATCGCTTGCTCGATAGACTGACAAGCGAAATCCACCCAGAAGGTCGTGATCCGGAGCAGGAACATGATCCGGAAATTGCAGAGCATGAAGAAAAGGCATTAGAGCAAAAACCGAAACAGGAATCTCGTGCTCAGAAGAAAAAGAAAATGATTGAGGCGGGTAAACTGCGAGCCGAGGTGTCGAAAGAAGTCGCTAAATATAAGGAGAAGTTAATGGGAAATTCAAAGTTGTTACAAGATCCCACGGGTAAGATTCAGGAACGGTAATTAACCAACATGTCGAACAGAATTGGTGGCGATTTCAATCAAGAAGCTATAGAGGCTTTCCGTTCCGCTTATGCACAACAGCTTCAGGCTCCGGAAGAAGACTCTGTTGCGAATAATTCAGGTCTGCCTACGAACGTTGTTACTAACACCTCTCCCTGGATTGAATACACAGGTTTGTGGCGCTACCCGAGCGGTAAAGGTCCCGATCAAGACCTTAAAACTCCCTTTAATCCAAATGTTTACCTCTCCGACGAAGTAATCGATGGCGATGGCGAAATGGATAGCCTTAGTGACGAAGAAGTTGAGCACTTGATCAATGAAATCACAGGCTCTTCTCAAGAAGATGACGAAGAAGACTAAGGGGTAAAACCCTGAAAATTGCATCTAAGTATGTACGGATCCTCCTTGAACTTTAGCGATGTGACGCTTCCCGGTGCAGGAGGGTCCATCAATGCTAGCAATGCTATCAGCGGTGAACGCCTGAAGGAAATGAATGCCTCAGGCAAAAAATGGCGTCCCGGTCCGGATGGTATGGGTATGTCGCACCATAACGAAGCCATACTGAAGAATAATGCAGAACATCGTGAGCGGCGTATGAATATGGTTAACCGCGACTATAACGAAAACGCGGAAGGCAAAGACGCGATGAAAGAGATTTTCGATCGCAAAAAAGCTCGGATGTCATCCTTCAAAGAAATGAAAAAAGCCGAATACGGCTTTTCTGAGGGTGATTCCCAGGATTCCGAGCTCCTGAGCATGCCTCTGCCTGGGGGGGCCTTCAAAGAAGCTTGTAATTGTGGACATTGCCCATCTTGCCTCGATAAAAAACACAGAGAGATTGAGTATCGGGAGTGGAGCACCGAAAAGCGTAAAAAACTGAGTTCGGGTGAGCTGAAAGGTGAATTCGCAGGTCCCGATCAAAGTTTTCCGATTGCTGGTCCTGTTGATGTTGCCGCTGCCTGGTCTTCAGTAGGCCGTGCTGCAAACCCTCGCGCGATCATGCGCAAGATTATTTCCATAGCGAAAAAACATGGCTGGGAGTCAGGGCTCCCTGAATCCGTAAAGAAACGTTTGGCGGCTGGTGAGTCTGGTTTACCTAAGGAGTGAGCCATGGGGGTCGATATTATTCTCGGCGTCATTGCTAGTGCCATTACTGTTGCATCTACTCTTGGCTGGGTTTTAGACAAAAACGGTAAACGTATAGATCGTCGTTTTGATTCTGTAGAGAAAAAGTTTGATACAGTGATCGAAATCGTTACAGAAATGAGGGCAAATTTGCCTCTCCAATACACACTTCGAGAAGATCATATCAGACTATCTGAAAAAGTAGAAAACATACAGTCCGAACTTATCTCGTATAAACACAAGGAAAAGCTGTCATGAATTTTGAAGATTACGACTGGGAACGGCTTTCCGGCCTTGGATTTGCCGAGGATGCTCGTGAAGAGTTGAAGAAGGCATGCTGGAAAGGGTACGAGGCCATTGGAGTAAAAAAGAAAGATGGCCTCACAGTGCCTAATTGTGTTCCCGTCAAGAAAAAGAAAAGCTTATCGTCTGATCACAAAGAAGGCGATATAGCTACAGCGGAAATGACTCCCAACTACCTACCGAAGGAACCAGGGAAAGGGGACGAGAAAAATCCCCAGATGAAGGAAGCGGGCATCCGTATGCCTCGCATGGAAGAGATTGTTAAATCTTCCAATCGTAACGGTCATCTAGCAATGGCAGCTGCCCCGAATTATGCAGAAACCGAGGATTATTCCGACCGGTTTTATTCGGATGAGCCCAACGGAAATATGCTTATTACGCAGCTCCGTGTGGCGCGAGAGAAAATCGATATTATGCTTGGCATGCTTTACCCGGACGACAATCTGGAGCCCTGGGCTGCCACAAAAATAGCAAATGCTGGCGTTGCTTTAGCCAGCGTAGCTGACTACCTGCGCTTCGGAGGAGAATCATGAATCCTGAATTACACCATAAGTGGAACGCGGAAAGGAATCCGACTCGCGGATCAGACTCTCCTGTGAAGAAAAACCCTCAGGATGCGGTTCCCGAAAATAAAGTGCTTCTCAAACAGTCAAAGCCGAGGTAGTCATGTTTGGTGACTTCCCTGAGGGATTATTAGAACAGTTCAAACGAGATTACGCTGAGCGGCAGGCCATGGCCATCGGGTACCCTCAGCAGTCTTTTACGGACAAGGAAGACCTTGAGTGCAATAAGCCCAAGAAAGAAACACACAACGGAAAAAGCCACGTTGTGAAAGCTTGCTTTGACGGCAAACAGAAACTTATTCGTTTCGGCGATGCTAACATGACAACTGCAGGCAAGCCAAAAGAAGGTGAGAGTGAAGAAATGAAGGCGCGCCGTAGATCTTTTAAAGCCCGTCATCGTAAGAACATTGCGCGAGGTCCTGAGTCAGGTGCTTATTGGGCAAACAAGGTGAAATGGTAGGGTAAAAACCATACATAATGTCCTTGTCCGGCAATGCGGAAAGATTCGATCGATAGCAAGGCTCTTGAACAAGCCTACTTAATATTCAAAGAGCACGGTCATCATATTGTTGACTATAGCCATCCGCCAACGGACTATAAGCGCAACACGGTCGAAGAGCCAGAAGCGAACTCTAAAATCCGCCAAGCATTTGCTGAGTTGACTCCCGCCAATGTGATGCAGGGTGATAAGTACGAGGACCTGGAGAAGCAGGCCCACGCTCTGAACCTGCGTATTGATAAGCAGCAAGAGAAGCTGCGTGTGTGCCGCATGCGTGGAAACTTCCAAGAGTTCCATCGCTGCATGCAAGAGATGCAAGATATGATCAAGGAGAAAGAGCGCCTCGATGCCAAGATGGCTGTGGCTGCTCCCGGCGGTAACGCGGGTCAAAAGCAAATGACGGACTACAATCGCACATATGAGCAGGAAACTTCCTACTCTGAGATGGAAGACATTGGGTCTCAAATCGCGGCTCTTGAGGAAAAAATGCGTGAATTCATGGGGGAATAACCCGTGAAAAGATGTACAAAAGGTAAATCTTGCGGAGCTGCTTGCATTTCCGCAAATAAACGCTGCATTATTGAACTGGGTCCACGGATTTCTGCACAAATCGGAAAAGTCGTGCAAAAACTCGGCGGTTTGGCGCCCAGGATAAGTGAAGGAGAACCCAGTGCAATAAGGAAAGCTCGAGAGAAAGCAGAAGCGTTCGCCAAACGAGAAGAACAAAGGAAGGCCGAACGCGAAAAGCAGAATAAAATAAAAGGAACAATCGAAAAAGTTTCTGGCACCGCCCCAAAATTTGAAAGGCAACCTGGTGGAGGTTATCGGGCCAAAGACGCTAACGGTAATGTCTTAGGTTATATTAATAAAGGAGGCATAGGCTTCCGAGTATATGACGGCGAAGGAAACGCTATTAACAATTACCGTAAACTCGAAGAAGCAAAAGCCGCCCTCGCCAAAAAGACAACTCGAGGGGCGAAGGAACTTGAGAAATTAGCGAACGAACCCAAAGAAGTCCAGGCCATGGCAAAAGCCTACCAAAACGGTAAAATCCTAGGCAGCGGAGCTATGGGAGAAGTGCGCAGAAACAGTGGACCGCCACCCTCAATCATCAAGAAGGGTGAAATCGGAGAGAACGAAGCAGCTGCCCTGAAGAAACTGGAGGGTACAGGCGTTGCCCCGAAACTACTTGGCAACACTGCACTTAAAAATGCTCAAGAAATTGAGTTCGGCCTCGGCGGCCACGTTAATGCTGGCCAAGGCATGCTGCAAATGTCCGAGGCAAAAGGGCTGCCTGTAGCTCAAGTTATGTACGACAAAGCGTCACCCAAGGAAAGGGTTGAACGTCTCGATTCTTTATTAGAAGCTCGTGCAAAAATGCATATGGCTGGCGTGGCTCACAACGATATGCACCCTGGCAATGTTTTCTATGACTCTAAAACCAGGAAATCTGAAATCGTTGACTTCGGCCTTTCCCAGGTCGGATACCGATTCGCTTTGGCAGAAGCTCTCGGCACAAATAAGGGGGGAGATTATCAATCGGAAGACCATTTCACAAGCGGGGCCACTAAGGGGAGCTCTAAGTATAAGAAGTTCGACGATAACCGAGAGCGTATTCTCATGAAACTTAATGTCCCCTATCAGGAAGAGCCCGGTATACGAAATCGTCTCGAAGACCATCCCGAGTGGTTGCAAAAGCTTTCCGAGCCTCAGGCTAAAAAACTGCTCGGGGAACTGTACGAGGGAGTATAATACAGGTAACCCTGTTCAAAGAACCATGAGCAAGTACGTTACACTAATGGGAGAGCGTAAAGCCGCCCTGTTCAAAGGCGATGAGAAAAAGGCCAAAGAGCTCTGGAAACAAATCCAAGCTCTAGCCAAATCTGGCAAAGTAACAGAAGAAGAATTTAAAGCCGGGGCATACCTCTGAGCGGGTAAAAGAGTACTAACGTGTCATTACACGTGGTACCACTCGCTCTTTAGCAAATGTCCGCTGTAAAACTGATTTTTAAGAGGTCTAGTCTCCTAGGTAAGAGGCCCACTGGTGCAAACTTGACCGCTGGAGAAATAGCACTAAATACAAACAGTAACGACCCTGGTCTCTTCTTTGAAGTTAACGACGGCACAGTTGTTAAAGCGGGTCCCACCTCATATCTTCCAGAAGCACCTGTTCAGCTTCCGGCTCGCGGCGAGCTGTGGGTAGACTCGGACACAAAAGGTCTAAATATTGGAGATGGCGACGGTAACTGGCAGAAAGTCGCAGCTCCGTTCCTTGGCGGCACGAACGGTCTCACGGTCTTTGTCGCTCCCGACTACCAGAATGCGACTGACTCGCTGGCGAATGACGGTCAAACCGTACCGTTTGTAACCGTAAACCGCGCTATCCTGGAAGTCACTAAGCAAATTATTCTCGATACGCTTGCAGGTATTTCCGCGGGCAATAATCGTTATTTAATTATGCTGGCTCCAGGTCAGCACTGCGTCGTGAACGCGCCTGGTGCGAGCGTTTCAGATTTCAGCGTAGATTTTAACAACCCGTACACAGAAGTTACTCAAGACTTGTTAGCGCAGTTTAACGCAGAGGAGTTCGGTGGCCTAATTCTGCCTCGCGGTGTTTCCATCATCGGTCTCGATCTCAAGAAGTGCGAGATCCATCCGACTTACGTTCCAAAATACACTCATCCGGCATTCCCCCCTGGCTACACTCAGCAAACCAACGGCCCCACCTACCAGGATCAACCTCTCTCTTCCGTTTTCCGATGGTCCGGTAACACGTATGTTTCCAACTTCACGGGTCTCGACAAAGTCGATTATCGTATTGTTACCAGCGTCTCTGTTCAAGAAGGAACGGGGTTGGCGATTTTCAAAACAAACCGTTCTCACGGTCTTGGTTTCGACGATTTTGTACAGGTTTCCTACACTGACTCAACGGATCAGGTCAACACTTTCCTGGCGGGAGCCTATTACGCCTTCCCCTTGACAAACGACACATTTGTTCTGTCCAGTGGATCTTGGGGAAGCGCAGCTGAAAAACCAGTGCTTGCAGCCGACCTGCCAGCTGCATACTTCCAAATAAATGCTCCAGTGGACGCAAAGTTTAACATCTGGAACATTTATCCTTATTATATTCCTGCGGACGGAGTGTCTTGGGAATTATCGTCGTATTCCCACCACCGCCTTAGCCTGCTAAGGAATGCATCCCTGAGTCAGCTTAATGCGTTTTACGTAAAAGTTCAAAAAGCTTTTTCCAATGTTTTCGCCAATCAAGTCAACCCTGACTTGGTTACTCCGCCGGAATACGATATTGTTGCTCCGACTATTGGGGAGTATCCGAACAACTTATCCTCAAACAGCACCGACAACACCTCTCCCTACCAAAACATGGTCAACCACCGTTCCGACTACGGGATGGCCAACGGTGACTATGACGGAACCATTGTCAGTGGGTTTAAGTCGGTCATTATTAACGCCTCCACTGCAGTTGTCCTGCAAAAGGATCCAGTAGCATACCAGCTGTATGCAACAGCAGGGCAAAACTGGGTTCAACTTACAAAATACGCTCAGCAACAATCGGTAGTTCCCGTTCCGATTACAGGTGTAAGCACCAGGTCTCAGCTCGAACTGCTGAATCAGGCTTCCATCCCGAATATCCGCTACTACTATACCAACCTCACCGTAACTGATCCCGAGTCAGGA